ACTTTACGATTCTCATGAATAATTTGAACTTTTTTTCTTTGACAATCGTAGAGTTTAAATGGCTGAAGACCGTGATCAAGTGTAACAATCTTGCAGTACGATTCAATGAAGTAAATAGGATCTTGGGCACACTTCATGTACTCTTCAATCTGATCTTTTGTGAATTGAAGTGCTACTCCTGCCGCTTTGAGATTGGCATTCCCTAGATACTGTTTTGTACGCATAATTATTTACTATTCAAAAATTTTTGAAGTTCAGTCGTGCTTCCTACAAAAAGTGCGTTTGTGATGTTTGTGTCTCCACTTTTTTCTTCTTTTTCTTGTCTGAGTTCTTTTGACTTCTTTGCCAAATCAAGCAAGTCTTTGTTTGTGTCTGCAAGTGTCTTAATGAGTTGACCAACAACTTCATAAGAACGTGGAGACTCGCTTTCTTTTGCAACAAAGATAATGTTTTGCATGACTTCTTTGCCGTTCTCAATGAGACCCTTGAGATTGTTTCGTGCATACTCATAGTCATCTTCAACGGCATTGCTTACAACTGGTTCATTCTTTGGTGACACAATGACTTCTCCTGTTGTTGCATCAACATCAAGAATGTCATTAAGTTTTTCATTCACGGTTTTTTTCATGGTGTTTGTGTCTCAGTAATTGTTTCAGTTACTTGAAATGCAGAGTTGCCAACAAAGTCTTGAAAAGAAACATTGAATCCTTCGATGACATTTGTAGAAACATTCGCAGTATCGATGTACTTGTACTTCTGCATTGGTCCAAAGAGATAGCCTTTGACTGTAAAATCAAATTGCCATGTAATGAATCTGCGAGAATCAAAGTCGCCTTCATATGTGTCTTCAAAAGATACGTTGGTTAATTCAACTGGAATGTCAAGATTAATACCAAGTTCTGGCAAAATCTTCATCGTGACTGTCCAATCTGGTGTGAAGAATGGAATGATTTGCTCTGCAATTTGTGTGCCATCTTCAGCGTTCTTCACTAATGCATACAAAGAAAAGTTAATGTCGTAGGGCACAGGTGAAAAAGCAAACTGAAAGTCTGTGCCACCTGTGTTCACACCTCTTGTGAATCGATGTGCTGAGTTGAGTTTTCTTCCAGGCGAATAAGCAAGCGATGACATATCGAAACCCATTCGTGGTAGAATCGTTGAAAACTCTTGATTTGTGAAATCAGGATCATCGGTTACACGGCGAATGAACTTTTGCTTTGCGCTATACTCAATCGGCACATTGATTGATTGAATAGGTGTGACACCATCTGACCCATAGCGATCCACTTGAATCTCATTGAAGAGATTGCCAAACATGATAATGTAGCGTCTAAGCGTGCCGTGATAATAATCGTGACCGAACATCATAATTAGTAAATCCTTGTAAGTGCGAACGGATTGCTTTCAGAGAAATCGATGACATCATCATCGTCAATTTCCGAGCGAATGAAGTCATTGTCTGCATTGGGTGAGCGTTCAACAATGACATCACCTTCAAGAACAATTGTGTTGCCGTCTTCAAGCAGAAGTTTTGTTTCATCTTCAAGCAGAAGTTCGTCAAGCACATTTGTTGCCATACTGTAGTTGTCTTCAATCGCATCAATTGGTTCAACTCCTGTATCAAGTCTTTCAGACTGATACTCAAAGCGATCACAACGCATTTCGTATGTGTAGACTTTGCCAAGTTGATAGAAGTATTCTTGATACTCTGTAAATTTGATTTCAAACATGCTACTGAGCATTGGAATCCAAATGAGATCACCTTCTCTTGGTCGAGCAATTGCTGAGTAGTCGTAAACATCTGTACCATCAAGAAGAAGTTCATCGCCTTCTTCAGTAAGCATATTGTATGAGTATTCTGTGACTAAAGATGTCTTGAGTGCTTGCGTGAATCTTTTTTGTGAAATTGAGAATGTGATTTGCTTGTCAACTTGAATGCCAAACTTTGAAATGAAATCAAGTTGCCCACCATAGCCGTCAAATGTTTTGACGTACATTTCTAAATCGATGGCGTCATCATACAGTACGGATGCATCTTCTCCGTAGAACTTGTCAAGATTGACATGAGTGCGTGGAAGATAATAGGCTTGAATGCCATATATCTTCATTGCTTCAATGATCAAATCTTCATTGAGATTTTGCTCTGAAGCAGTAGTATACTGATTAAAGTATCGATTGCGAGCCATTTAGCCCACCATATCTGAAACTGGTAGCGAATAAGAATTAATGAGTTCTTCTTCTAATTTTGCTAAATCATCTGATGCTTCATTGTAAATTTGTTGACCATTGAATGTCAGTCCGCCTGGCATTGAGAGTCCTTCAAATTTCTTGAGATTGTTTCCCCATTCCCTTTTGATAAGTGCAGTTGTATATCTCTGTAACCAACGATCATTCCAGACATCTGGATAAGTTTCTGGATCTGTTATTTGATAGGCTTCAATAATGATGTATTCGCCGACAACTGTTTTTTCTTCCCATGCCATGTCAACATAGAGTTTATTGATGTGTCGATTGTAGCGAAGTGCTTGTTTGCCAACAAAGAGTTCTTCAGCAAGTGCAACATTCTGAAGTGCCATGAAGTATGGTGCATAAGGTCCTGTATTGAATGCATAGAGATCATTCAATGCAATTTGATAGCGCAGATTGAAGAGATTGTTTGTAGAGTAAGAATCTCCAATGTCAAAGATATTAATGACACCAATCACATTTTCTGGAATCGTAATGTAGCGATTTTGTTGATCTTGCTCTGTGACTTGATGAAGAAGAAATGTTTTGTTTGATCCATCAAAATGATAATCGTAATACGTCTGAAGTGCGACCTCAATTGAATCTTCTATCTGAAGATCATCCACATTGATTTCAATGACTGGTTTGCCAAGTCTGCGAAGGCAAAACTCTTTAAATTCTTCTCTTGTCGCTGGTTTGTGCGTAGACATGCATCGTCTCCTCTTTTTATTGTCTATTTATAAAAGAGAAGACTTGACTATTTTACCATGCCCAACTTACATAAGAGTATCTTGTGCCTTCAGTTACAGGATCAATTCGATGTGGATAAAGAAAGCAAGATGGGAAAATGTAGATGTCACCACCTTCAAATGGAAGAATTTCGTCTTCCCACATGACAAGTTCTCCACCTTTGAAATCATCATTGAGTAGACCAAGAGCAGTCATTATGGGAATACCTTTTCGTTCACCTTCAAAGATTGAGTGTATATGATCACAATGTTCTGCCATGAGTCGTGTTTCTTTGTAACGATTGAAGCGAACATTTGAAAATCCACTCCATCCATTCCACCAAGAAAAATTCAAATCAGTAACATATTGTAAATAAGCATCCCAGATTCTTTGCATGACATATTTGTTGATTTCTTCATCTGGGGAATAAGAAATGTCTAATTCTTTATCTCCACTTCTTGTTCCGTAAGAACCATCTGTTACATTATAAAATGTATGTTGTTGCCAGTAATTTTCTTCAATACCAGAAACAATTTTTTTTGAAATTTCGGGATCAAGCCAATTGCGATAGCGTTTTGCATAGGTGCTTAAATTTTTATCCATTATATATTTTCTTTCTGTAATAATTTGACTACTTTATATTTAGAATCAAAAAAGCCGCATGAAGCGGCTATTTTGAATTTGAGTTAATGATTAAATTATTTTATCCAACAACTTTAAAAATTACAATACCTGAACCGCCTGAACCACCATTTTCATTTCCATTGCGGCCGCCACCACCGCCTCCACCTGTGTTTGGTGTTCCTGATTGAGCGGTGCTGGGCCCAGCGCCATTTCCTCCACCACCTGCACCACCTACTCCACCTGTACTTAGGGGTGCACTTGCAGGAGTAGGTTCTCCTCCTCCACCACCACCGCCAGAATATGTCACAGATGCACCTGTGATTGGTGATGCACTACCAGCACCACCATTTCCAGGATTTCCGTTTGCTCCTACTCCAGATGCACCACCACCACCACCACCCTTCGTACCTGGGCTAGTTCCACCATTACTACCCTGTGATGGTGAAAGAATAGGAGTATTTCCCGTTCCACCAGCAGTTACTGGACTTGATCCTGCACCACCTCCACCAGAGCCACCATTAGCCGCGGCTTGATAGGTAGTACTTGTTCTTCCAGCACCACGACCACCACCAGCAGATTGAATAATTGATGGAGAACTGCCTGGAGCAATTACAAAAGAAGATGCTGACCCTGAAGATGCTCCGGCTGGTGTTCCACTTCCACCAGACCCACCGGCTCCAACTGTAATAATATAATTTGATCCGGGAGTTAATGAATATCCAGAACCAACTCTGAATCCTCCGGCACCACCCCCTCCGCCTGTTGTTACATTACTAGATCCTGGACTACTAGCATATCCTCCACCACCTCCTCCAGCAACCACAAGATAATCAATCGAATTGATACCAGGAGGACATGTCCACAAAGAAGAAGAATTAAATGAAAATACTCCTACAGATGCGGGTTGTATATACTTAATAATTACAATTCCAGAACCACCATATGTTTCTGGTGGTTGACTCGGACCAAAAGCGCCCCCTCCTCCACCACCAGTATTGACTGCTCCAGCACTTCCGGCTGCAGGATTTGATCCAACGGCGCCTCCACCATCTCCACCACCTCCAGATCCTCCTGTTCCACCCGTAGCACTTACTGGTGCTCTTGCACTACCGCCACCGCCACCTGCGTAGGTTACGGAAGAACCCGAAATTGATGATGCTAAACCATCTCCACCATTTCCGCCTGTTGCCGTATCATATACTGGACCAGCACTCATGAATCCATTTACACCGTTAGCACCTGCTCCACCTCCACCACCTGCGGACCCTCCGATGTATGGCCCATAATTGACAGGACCTGCACCACTCCCACCAGCATTTCCTTCTCCTGGTGTTCCGGCGGCACCTCCTCCAGTAGTTCCTGGGGTACCTGGTAATGGAGAGCCGTGAGTTCCTCCGCCAGAGCCGCCAATTGTGGCTGGTGTTGAGGGAGATCCTCTACCTCTTCCTCCACGAGTTGATATAATTGAGTTAGGAGCATTTCCAAATACAGAATTAGAAGCAAGATAAGGAGACCCTCCTGCACCGGCACCAACAGTAATAGTGTAAGAAATTCCAGAAGTAACAGGAAACCCAGTACCTGTTTTAAATCCTCCTGCTCCACCGCCTCCTCCACCATCATTGCCGGAAAAACCTCCTGCTCCTCCTCCAGCAACAACTAGGTATTCGACTTCAGTTACACCATCAGGACATGTCCAACTTCCTGAACCAGTAAAAACTTGAACAACTTCATAAACTTTTCTAGGCCATGTACCGGATGCTTTATATTGAAGCCCTTGCGTAAGAGTAAAAATTCCGCTACCACTTGAAGCGGAAACATTTACAGGAAGAGCCCGAATTAGTGCGCCAGGATAACGATGACTCATTTAATTAATTTCCTCCCAAGAGGCTACTACAACGAGTTTATTGGCCTCTTCAGCAGTAGCACCTATGGATTGATCTTCTTTGAGATAAATGGACGAATTTTTGTCCATAATGATCATACTCGCATCTGCTGGAACAGATACCGTTGATGCTATTTCGTAGCCAGTGCCACCAATATTATCTTCACTATACACAGAGATAGTAACATCGTAAGGGTCAGTTCCGTCAATGTTTGCTACAATAATCGAATTGATCTTATAAACTTTTCCGCTTGATGCGGCATTACTTACAATTTCAGTAGCAGTATTTGTAGAAAGACTTGTAAGTGAATTATTACCAATAATATTTGTGACATTGACAATATTTGGTGCGGCCATTTAAAACTCCTTATCCGAAGACGATGGCCATTGCGATGGCCTTACCTGTTGTAAATCCTGCTGGTAAATCTGTGAATGATATATTTCCTGCACCATCAGTTTGAAATACCTGATTTGCATTTCCATCTGTAGCGGGAAATGTATAGTCAGCAATTGTCACATTATTTGCAGTAACTTCAAACACAGGAGATGCCGT